AAAGATTGATATTGCTTAGTACTAATTTTTCTCGAGATTTTTTGTGGTCTATCCCACCGTCTAGACGGCATGAGGTATCCGGCGTACCGGGCAAATGCCAATGGCAGGGGAGTCCGACTCTGAGGTGCTCCCCGGCTGTTTAGTAAGAAGGAGTCTCTAGTTGAGCATCTTCTTTCTTTTCTTCAGTTTTGTTTTCTGGTTCTGGAGCAGGGTATGTCTCAGGTGTTAACCTTGTGACTGCTGCTCTCATAACCGAGCTTTGATGTGCCATTACTTAACAATTTTAGTATAAACAACACCACGGTAAACGTAAGTTACTGTCATAGTCTCCTCCGATACCTAGCCCCCGTTCCATGACTAGATTGCATGCGTCGCAAAGCGATGAACGGACGTCGGAGTTATCCTATTTGTGGTGCAGTAAGTGCTACGTTTGTAGACTCAGCTGATGCTAAGTCGAGTGGGAAGTTGTGAGCATTACGCTCGTGCATTACTTCAAAGCCTAAGTTGGCTCTATTTAATACGTCAGCCCAAGTAGGTATGATCTTGCCGTTAACGTCAACGACGGACTGATTAAAGTTAAAACCATTAAGGTTGAAAGCCATGGTGCAGATGCCCATTGAGGTGAGCCATATGCCAACCACGGGCCAAGTAGCCAAAAAGAAATGTAAGCTACGAGAATTATTAAAAGAGGCATATTGGAAAATAAGTCTGCCGAAGTAACCGTGTGCGGCTACTATATTATAAGTTTCCTCGTCTTGACCAAACTTGTAACCATAGTTCTGTGAAACGTCTTCCGTGGTCTCCCGAACGATTGAGGAAGTAACAAGGCTTCCGTGCATAGCACTAAACAAACTACCACCAAACACGCCCGCAACTCCGAGCATATGAAAGGGGTGCATAAGGATGTTGTGCTCCGCTTGGAAGACAAACATGAAGTTAAATGTTCCACTGATTCCTAATGGCATACCGTCAGAGAATGAACCCTGACCGAAAGGGTAAACAAGAAAGACTGCAAGAGCTGCGGATAGTGGTGCTGTGTAAGCAACAAAGATCCATGGTCTCATGCCAAGTCTGTATGATAGTTCCCACTGTCTGCCTGCATAAGCTGCTACACCTATGAGGAAGTGAAAGACAACGAGTTGATATGGTCCGCCGTTATAGAGCCATTCGTCCATGGTTCCAGCTTCCCATATAGGATAAAAATGTAGTCCGATTGCGTTAGAGGAGGGGACGACTGCTCCTGATATAATATTATTTCCGTAGATTAACGAGCCGGAAACTGGCTCACGTATGCCGTCTATGTCTACAGGCGGTGCTGCGATGAAGGCGATTATAAAACAAGTTGTTGCTGCTAATAAGCAAGGGATCATCAAGACACCAAACCAACCTACGTATAGGCGATTCTCTGTACTTGTAACCCACTGACAGAATCTCTCCCAGTTGCTAGCTTGGCTTTCTCTTGTTACAGAGATAGCTGCCATTAGAATATACCGGGTATGATTTGTCCTGTTGTAGCATAAGCACCTACTGCTGCTACGAATCCGAGCATAGCTGCCCAGCCGTTAAATCTTTCTGCTTCGTTTGTCATAATTGGATGTTTGTTAATTGGATAGTTTGGAATGACTCTGGGTGGAGTCTCAGTTCCGAATAAATTGAGTGGTTCGTTAGTCATTAAAATTTATTAATTGGTGGTTTCTTTTTCTTTGGTGGATTAAATCCATATGTACTGTCGCTGTCATTGACGCCATCCATATAACCGTCATGGAATATATCTCCAACAGCTCCGGGTACTCGACCACTAGCTATCTGAGCGATGACACCAAGACGACCTGATTTAGCTAAATTTTTTAGCCCTTTTTTAATTCTCATTTCTTTTTCTTGGATTTTTTCTTGTAAGGTTTTGCTGTTTTCGCTGCTTTCTTAAATTGAGCGGCGGTGGGAGAGCCCTTAGAACCCACTTTTCTCATCTTCTCACCAGAGCCAGCGGCAATCCGCTTTCTCTTAGCGTGAATATTTGCGTACAATCCTCTTTTAGCCATTAGATTTTTCCTTTTTTTTTGGCTTTGGTTTGTTTTTTAACTGCGTCTAGTAGCATGTCCATACCAGCATCTTGTTGTGCTTTTTTATTTTGTCTAGCTTCTAAGATGTCTCTTTCTATTTCATAGTCAGGATCGAGTCGGGCGAGTTTCCTCTTCCTCTCTGTAATAGTGCGTGATCTCACGCCGTGCTCATCCATGGTATTGTAGTTCATGTTAGCATTTCCATTTGCGTAAAGCAAGAGCCTTTCTTGTAGGTTTGCCGTTTGGTTTTTTCATTGGTCCTTTTACTCCACTCATGCGAGCACAGAAAGAACGCTTACGTGCACCACCTCCGGGCTGCGGTGCTTTAAGGTTAGAGCCGGTAGCAGCATTGTACTTCTTTCTACCGGCTGCTGTCAGTCCCCCAGTACGGGACTTGTGCTTGCCCATCTTGAGACTGACGTTCTTTTTCTTTACAGCCATTATGCGTTAGGTCCGGTAGTTGGATCATTGACAAATTTACCTTTACCTCTTTTTTTCATGACTAAGAAAGGATTGGTAGTGCCATCTAGACCGGCTGGTTTATCCTTTTCTTTAGGTCTTGTACCGGGCTTAGGCCAGTCACTACCGTAACCTCCCATGTCCTCACCGGGGCTGCCTTTATCACCTGTCTTTTTTCTAGTCATTTCTTTTTATTTTTCATGATTGCAGCCGCAACCTTTGGTCTTTTTTTTGCGAGTGCGGCTAGCCCCTTTGGGACTGGCTTGGCTCCGCTACCTCTTTTATTTTTAGTGGTGGTTTTTTTCTTTCCGTAATGTCCGGGCATAATTAGAAGTCCAAATTAGATCTGTCAAGTTTTTCGATAACGTCTTGCCTGTAGGCAGGGTCTCTATCATACCTTTTGTCATTCATAGCTGCTACTAATTCAGCTTGACTACGAAAGACATCTCCTGTTTCTGGAGGAGCTGTTTTACCTGTAACCATTCTACCTTCTACTCCGTTAGCTTTGTCATACTCTGCTTTTAATCCAGCAACTGCAAGCTTGATAGCTGCTATACTACCAGTATTTACAACCTCATCAAAAGCATCTGTCTGTGCGTTATCGAGATTATCTTTTGCCCAGTTGACTACGTTTGCATAAGTCTTGTCTCCACCAACTGACTCCTTGATCTCAGAGATCTGAGCTTCAGATATGTCAGCAGCTTCAGCTGGTTGTGCTTGGTTGTTTGCGTTTAACTCTATGTAAGCTTGTAGTAATTCTGAACTAGACATTTCTGAAAACTTAGCTAATGTCTCATCAGATAACTTGTTATCATTATCATAGTATTCTTGTTGTGCATCTGTAATAAGACTAGCACCGTCAGAGAGTTTAGGCTCATCAGGTGTCTCGTCTTCTGCACTAACTTTTTCTGTATCTTCTTTACCTTGCTCACCAAGTTTACTCTGTAGCTCCATGTATGCTTTTTCTAGCTCTGAAGCATCTTTGTATTTACCAGCTAACAGTTGCTCCTGTTGTTCAACAATCTTTTCACCGACGGCAAGGGAATCTTGCTCGTCAGCTGTGAGATTGTCAGTCATAGTCTCTGTCTGCGGTGCGGTGTCTACAGTAAATGTGTTAGTCTCTGCCATTTATTCTTGTGGTGGTGGGGATATGTTTTGTAATACTGCTGCTGCTTGATCTGCAAGTTGTGGGTTCTTATCTGGGTCCATAACCGGTGTACCAGCAAGTTGACCAGCTTGATCGACGAGAGACATGTTTGTTTTGTCTTGCATCATCATCTGTTTACGCTGTTCTAATTCTTCTGGTGTACGTACAAGATTAAGTACATCTATACCTTGTGCAGCTGCTAGGCGTTTGATTGCTTCGGTTGGGTTAATGAACTTCATCAAAGCTTCTGGTCCTAGTGTCTGTGCAACAGTTCCTATAAATCTAGTTAAGGATTCGTTATCCTGTCCTCTACCTAGACTATTAATACCAGCTACTATCTTAGGTCTGACGACATCTTTAGGTAGTCTTGGTATCTGATTAGATCTTTGTAGTATTAACAAAGTTCTGTTGAGGTAGGGTACTAAAAACTCTACCGTTAACAAGCTGAACAGTCCGCCAAGGGATTGCTCTAGCTCTAGCTGTGTAAGGCGTACCTCTTCAGCTGTAACTCTTTCTGCGTTTCTGATATTCATAACCAAGAACGCTTCAAGTATTCTTCTTTCGATTGTTGCTGCTAAGTTTGCAGCTGTAGCAAAGTCTGCTGTCTTACCGACTTGCACGACTCCTACGTCTTCTGGTCTACCCTGTATGATGGCTCCGTTACCAGCTTTGGCAAGTGTCCCGGGCTTGGTTGTCGCAGATGGTGAGACAAGAAAGACAACTTTACTTGCCACACTTGCACCTTCTACTAGAGCTTGAGATAATCCTTCGAGACTTCTTAGATCTCCGATGAACTCCTCTACTCTACCACGTCCGTAGTCCTCTCCGTCTACTGTATTAAATCGAAGCACTAACCATGGTGAGGCGTTCTTTGGTGCTGTACTTTGGCTACCTTCTAGGATCATTCCATCCACTTCTTGATGCCATCTCCAGCTACCACTACTCTCATCCATCTTAACACAGGTGTATACCTCAGCGTCGTCTTCTGTAGCACCGTATTCGCCGTTTGGCTTTTCGTTAGGAGGGGGTGCTATGCCCAAGACCTTACGACTTACTAATTCTTTTGTAAGTATTTCTATGACGTTACCATTACCGTCTCTTTCTACAACATATCTGTTTAGTGGATAGTGTTTTAAACCGTCCTTGCCCATGAAAACAAGAGCATTACCAGATACGATGAGATGTTTTAAAGCTTGATGTACGACAACACGGTCACTAGATGCAGCGATGTAGTCCATAATCAATCTCTCTATCTTGGAGAATGATAGATCTAACTCACTACGCATCATAGGATCTAGTGTCTCGCCTAGCTTGTCGTCTCTTACCTGTAGTTTGAAAAAGGCTGTTTGTGGTGGTAGTATTGCAAGCATAAGTTTAGCTGCAAGTGTTACCACTGCCTTTGCTCCAACTGACTGGTAGGGTTGAAGTAGAGTCTTCTTGCCTCTAGCATCATCATCTTGTCTAACAAGATATGGTAAGGTAAGTTCAGAACACTCAACCGCTGTGTCTAGAAACTGTGTTCTACCTGACGACAGCATAGAGTATCTTTCTCTTGCCTTATACATTTAATCCTCCAGATTCTCCACCGGCTTCTGTATTTAGGTTAATTTTTAGAGCATCAGTACCCTCTCGCTTTGCAGCTCCTCTGGTATCTTTTGCTTCTCTACCTGATCCTGTGCCGTATTCTACATCAGCAATATCTTCTGGATCTACCAACTCTTTTTTACCGGGTAGCTGTGACTTACGAACTAAGTCTGGCTGTCTAGGTTGAATAGGAGCTGGTGCAGGCAAAGGGGTAGGTGGGCTTGGTCTGCACATGTTATTCGTTTAAAATAGATTTTATATATTGCACCACTTCCTGTTGTCCAGAGCGATACATGATGGAGGCTAAGTCCTCCTTGGGGTGGATGGGATACCAAGCGAACTTGGATTCCAGATCCTCTACTAATTTCTCTAGCTTCTCTGAATGGAAACTAAGCGTATTGAGGGAGGTTGGTGTTTGCATGTTCAAAAAATGCGGGCATACGAGCTGCTTTTGTGTCAGAAAACTGTGGGGCTTTGCCTTGATACATTAACTGATCGCTCGCATCTGCCCAAAATTTTTTCGACAAATATTTATCAGTATTGTTTTCTGTTAGGGGTTGTAGTACCCATTGTATAGTTGCCTTCCGAAGCTTATCCAAAGAAGAGCTAGGAACAAG